GTGAGGTCTAAATTATGTACCCACGACATCAAAATTTTGGAGAAAACAAAAGTAAAGAGAAGAAAACAAAAGAAAAGCCCGTTGGTTGTACGGGATACCCCACCAACTAAGGGGACTGTTCATCATAGGTCAACCAGATGCCCGTGCAGTCTCTCGGCACTACAAGGTAATCCTTTTGGCTACGAATCATCGTATTTGGGCAATTACGACCTATGACCCACAATGGACTCAATTAGGTTCCACACAACTATGCCAGAAATCACTCGCATGTTCCCGCACGCGATCTGGCATCAGTTCAATTATCAAAGGATGGTCTAACGGATGGATATCTGTGAAGCTCAAGAAGTATTCCTCAAGTTCCAATTGGTGTTCAATACTGACACCATGGACACGTTCCATAAAGATCCTATCACTCTCAAGAATGACTGGCCTTTCTTTAGGAATACTCCCTACGTCGATTAATACATGCTCGCTCTTGTACTTATCATCAAAGATCATAAGAGCGTCATAGCGATCGAGAATCGCAAGAAGATGGTAGGCTATGACTGAGCTTACTGGATTAAACGGACATTCCCAGTACATCGACATCAACTTAGCTTTCAACAGACCCATACGATAACGGTCACCATATGCTGCCTGGCGACAAAAACTCCAACCCATCTTGAGAATCATTTTCATGGGGTTGATGATATTGTTCCTTGTTTCCGGGTTGACAGTGATGGCACAAAATCTCGCTTCAGAGATATTAGGTCTCACCTCAAGCTTCAAATCCATGCCAATACGTGCAAAGAACTCAGGACCAGGAACTGGACCATTAAATTCAAACACGCCATCATCACCCTCAACAACACCACGAATGTCGCGACAACCATATTTACTAAGACCAAATAACATGACCATCAAGTTGGTGAATCCATTCCCCAATGAAGTCCACATATCGCCCGACATCCTTCCCCCCTTGAGGTTGAGGCTGAGGCGATCAGATGCTACACGATGCATGCCCATATCGATACTGCAAATTGTGCGCGCCATATCTGGATCTGAAAACTTCAACATATGGCGAAACAGGGCACATTCGCAAGCATCCATTATCTTTGGTGTCATATGGGCTTCGAAGAAAGAGTGGTCGGTGCTAATAACATGCTCATACTGCCCAGGTTGATCAACAACATCAAGCAAAAACCTGCCTCGATCTCGCACGGCAATATGCTTGATAAAAGGACAATACCCATCCACCTCACGATGGAAGACGTAATCCTCCAAACCCTTAATAGTTGGACCCAAAAAGCACTTCACAACATCCAACGGAGCATTTATGGCACGTGGTGGCTTATACTCATCATACCACTCAGTTTTAATATGCATCTTATAGAAGTTCCTGAAATCCTCAAGACACATGTCAAAACTTATATCTGGGTATACTTCTTCGAATTTTAACGCATCATTGCAGCGCAAACAACCTTCTGCCACATACTGGTCTGAACACTTTACAAAGTCTAAGATGCGATCGAAGCCATAGGTTGTTGTTCGGATCCAATCCCAAAATAAAAACTTAGTACCAATTTGAAAAGGTTCA